AAAAAAACTGGCTTCACAGACGTACAAACACACGTATTCAGTAAAGGAAACACTACAATAACAGTAAACACCGAAGAGTGTAGGCTAAAAGAACTGGCCGAATTATGCAGAGGTGTTGAGGTTTATTTTTTAGCACTCAAAAATTAATTTTAAAACAGGAAATATGAAAACAAACAAGAAAGCAGGTAAAACAATACCGTTAACAAGTCGTACAGCCAAGCCTAAACGACCACCCGTAAGACAGGGAATTATACGAATGAGCAATGATATTTATCAAAATAACTGGAAGCAGATTTATATGATGTTCAGCGAATTTCGCCCAGCTTATATTGAATTTCGTCATTGGGACAATAACACGTGGTATTTCTACGGACAAAGCGAGCACTTTGAGGCTATACAAGAGGGACAATCATTGCCATTTTATGTCGTTTCGTTCATTAAGAATGAAGACGAAACAGTAACGATGAAATTCATAAAAGCCTAAATTGTCATTACGGATGTACGACAAACTGGTGTACTTTCCAAGTTTAAAAGAATACGGTGGAGCAGACACCATTGGTCAAAACTGCAAAACATTACACAGTTTGTGTAAAATCTGGAATGAAAAAAAGCCCTTGTCAGTAAAATGTCAGGGCTTTTTTATATTTTTGTAAAAATCATTCATAACTAAAAACCATTTTAACGAGATGGAACCGATGCAAAAAGCCAAACAGTTATATGAATCATTCGGCAGTAAAAAACTCGCCATATTACACGTAAACGAGGTTATACGCCTGTTTAGAACAACGAAAAGCACTAAAGAATCATTGTACCAGTATAGACACTATCTGGAAATATTATACGAACTCAAAAAAATATAATTATGGAACCAAAGAAAACCAAAAAACCTATTAAGAAACCAGCTAAAAAGAAACCCGTAAAAGCGAAGAAAGTCAATAAAGGGAAAAGACCAGAACTGGACAAGGAACTATACAAAGAAACACACCCAAAAGGTGGGCGTCCTCCGATGTATCAGTCAGCAGAACAACTACAAGAACGAATCGACGAATACTTTGAATCTGGAATGAAGATAAAACAAGTAGTCGTAGGAAACAAAGATAAAAGAGAAGTCATAAATGTCCCTGTACCTACATTAACAGGCTTAGTGCTTTTTTTAGGCTTTGAAAGTCGGCAGAGTTTTTTTGATATGGAAAAGGTGCCAGCGTTTTCTTACACGATTAAAAAAGCGAGGATGCGTGTAGAGAGTGTTTACGAGGAAATGCTGGCCACTGGCGCACCTGTCGGGGCAATATTTGCTCTCAAAAATATGGGCTGGAAAGACAAGACGGAAGTCGAAAATACCGTTAAATTGGGCAATGATATTGACTATTCAAAACTGTCCGATGCTGCGCTAAAAGAGATTACAGACCTAATGGACGAAAATTAAGAAACGAGTGTATTCAGGCGTTTCGTCTGCAAGTTACACCAGTGGGAGACGGAAAAACAGATATAAATGGACAAAACAAAATTAGATATCAACAAGGTACAGGCAGAACGATGCAGGCGAGATTTCTTTTATTTCGTTAAGACTTTCTGGCCAGTGATTATACCCGAAGAACCAATCTACAATTGGCACATTCCTTATTTATGTACTGAATTACAGGTCGTGGTTGAGCGAGTGAAAAACAGACAACCCAAACTTTACGACTTAATAATCAATATACCGCCTGGAACATCTAAAAGTACAATCGTTACAATAATGTTACCCGTTTGGGCTTGGGTTATAGATGCGACGATTCGTACGATAACATCATCGTATTCGGCATCTTTGAGTACAGACCACGCTATTAAGTCCCGTGATATCGTCCGTAGTGACAAGTTTAAGGCTCTGTTTCCTGAAATTCAGCTAAAAGATGACCAAGACAATAAAACGCATTACAAAAATACTAACGGAGGCGAACGTTACTCAACGTCCGTTACTGGAACGGTAACAGGTATGCACGCACATTTGATTATATCCGATGACCCGTTGAATCCAAAAGGTGCGACAAGCGAGGCAGAACGGAAAACAGCCAACGACTTTATGGACGTGACGCTCTCAACAAGAAAAATCGACAAGGCTGTTACACCTACAATTCTTGTTATGCAAAGGCTACACGAACAAGACCCAACAGGAAATTGGCTGGAGAAAAAAAATAAGAAAATAAAACACATCTGTTTGCCTGGCGAATTATCGGCAGATGTGAAACCTGAATACCTAAAAGAACGTTATACAGACGGTGTACTGGATTCCGTAAGGCTCAACAAAGAAATATTAATGGAACTCGCTACAAATCTTGGTTCGTACGGATATGCGGGCCAGATTATGCAAAGACCAAGCCCGTTAGGTGGCGGTATTTGGAAACAGACGATTATTCCTATTGAGGACAGGCAATTTCCAGAACACCTGGAATACTTAGGAACTGACTGGGATTTGGCGTATACGAAAGAGGAACAGAACTCGGCCAGCGCTTTCATAACAGCTGGAATGTTTGAAAACAAAATGTATATCGACGATTTAGGCTACGAATGGCTGGAATTTCCGAAGTTAATTAACTTTATGAAAACGAAGATTAAGCCACATTATATTGAGGGCAAAGCGTCTGGAAAGTCAGCCAAACCAGGTATTGACCAACAGCGGGATTCCTGCGATTGAAGTATCTGTAAGTGGAGGCGATAAGATTGCACGAGCAACGATGGCTACACCCTATGCAGAGGCTGGAATGGTTTATTGCCGTCGTTCAATCTTAGAAAAACTTATATAACGATTCAAAACAGGGCATTTTACTATTTCCAAACGCACCGAATAATGATTTACAGGATGCTCTCGTACAGTCAATCAATAGGCTTTTAGGGCAACCACAAGTATTTACGTTTTAATTAAAATATTTTATTAAATTTACCAAAAAAAAGAAACGGGATGGACAGCAACTTTTTTACCACTATGCGCAGAAGTATTGCACAGGCAATTAGCCCAGACACAAGGAACAAATTTAACGAGGCATTTCTTTTCAATACAGGCGCAGGCTTCACGAACTATTCAACGGAAAACCAGACATACATTGACAAAGGTTATAATATAAACCCGATAGTGTATTCAGTCATTAATCAACAAGCTGTAAAAACAGCCAGTATTCCGTTTCAGATTAAAAAAATTAAGGACAAGGAATCTTTTAGAAAGCTGTCAGGGCTTCGTCTGGCGACTAAAAGCGATATGTCTGTTCAACAACGAGTAAAAGATATATTACTACAAACAAAAGCGTTTGAGGACGAGGATATACGGTTGCCGTTAGAGGCTCCGAATGCCTCACAAAGTTGGAATGAGTTTTTTGCCCTGTATAAAACGTTTTTAAAACTAACTGGAAACGTCTATATTTATATGCTTTCGCCATTAGATGGGCCAAATAAAGGCAGACCGATTCAGGTTTACATCTTGCCGTCCCACCTTATTCAGATAATCGTCAAGGCAAAGGCAGATTTATTAGGTGTAGACAGCCCAGTTAAAGGCTACATTTTGACCTACGGACGTCAGTATTTGCAGTTTGAGGCAGAAAACGTGATACATATAAAATATTCCAACCCAAATTACGATGAAAGTGGTTCGCATCTATACGGAATGTCGCCATTGCAGTCTGCTTTGAGGAACATACAATCGTCAAACGTTGGGTTGGATTTAAACATTAAGACCTTAAAAAGTGGAGGTGCTTTTGGATTCATTCACGGAAAGTCACAGGCGATAAATGAAACACAGGCAAAAGAGATTAAAAGCAGGCTTTTGGAAATGAATACAAGCCCAGACGACCTGTCAAAAATAGCTGGTATCTCGGCCGAAATAGGATTCACAAGATTAAGCCTAACGAGCGATGAATTAAAACCGTTTGACTATCTTAAATTCGACCAGAAACAGATTTGCAACGTATTAGGCTGGAGCGATAAGTTGTTGAATAATGACGATTCGTCGAAATTTGACAATATAAACCAAGAACGAAAAAGGGTTATAACTGATAACATACAGCCAGACCTGAAAATCTTGGAACAGGCTTTAAACAGATTCTTTTTACCACGATTTAAAGGCTACGAAAATTCAGTCATTGAGTTTGACGTAACGGAACTGCCAGAAATGCAAACAGACATTGGCGAGATGGTTAAATGGTTAAATTTAGCGTTAGACCGAGGTGTTATCACACGAAATGAATACAGGGTGGCTATAAGTTATATAAAAAGCGATGATGCTCTTATGGACGTATTTACGGTACAGAATGACGTCATACCTTTGGCCGAAGCGATGGACAATACTTTTAATGCAGATTCAAAAATTTAAACTATGGCTACAATAAGCACTTACAATTTTCCAGACCATTACAAAGGCGACACATTATTGCCAATCGTTTTCAGTCTTAAAGATTCAACGAATCCGCCACCATATCCTCCAGTATCTTTGGAGAACGCTACGGCAAAGTGTCAATTCAGAAAAGATAACGAAAAAGGAACTCTCGTAAAGGAACTAACGACAGCCGTTGATGGAGGTTTGGAAATAACAGACGCTGCAGGTGGTGTTTTAACGATGGAGGGCTTTGTTATTGACTGGACTGCCGGGATTTATTACTACGATATTGAATTTACGTTCACAAGCGGGGTTGCGACAGTAGTTAAAACCTATATACGAGGAACGATAACAGTGGTACAGGATGTCACTAAAACAGTTTAAAAAATGAGTGAAAATGTAACAATAATCGTACAGCCACAGGTACAGAGCGTTACCGTTGAGGTGGCTCAACAAGTACAGGAAGTTACTATTGAAGTCGGGGCGTATAACGGAGCAGGAATAACAGACCATACGCAACTGACAAGCATTGGTATTTTCACCCACGACGAGCTGGATGCACACTTAAATTCAATAGCAAATCCGCACCAAGTAACTAAACTACAAGTCGGGCTTGGGAATGTAGACGATACGAGCGATGCTATGAAACCGTTAAGCGATGCAATGACAACGGCATTAGGCTTAAAAGCAGATAGTATTCATTCACACGCAATCGGTGATGTTACAGGGCTTGTGACAGCCTTATCTGGCAAAGTAGATAATTCACGAGTACTGACCGATGTACCACTCGGTGCTTTATTTACTGACACTATCTACGATGATACAGCCCTACAATCACTCGTAGGTACAAAACTTTCTGCCTCCGATATCGACACGCTTTTAAAACTGAATACAATCATAACGGATGCGAATTTGATTTCAGATACAGACGCCAGATTATCGGATGCGAGAACACCTACAGCCCACGTGCATATTATTTCGGAGGTAACAGGACTACAGACGGCTCTCAACAATAAAGTGGATGACAGCCAGGTGTTGACAGATGTACCGCTTGGGGCTATTTTCACGGACACGATTTATGACGATACAATTATACTGGGCTGCAGTAAACCTGAATACAGCTAAAATAAGCGCAACTGGTAACGAAGTGGAGTTTTCAGATATAAATACACTGGCTGGGCTTAATTCAATAGTGACAGACGCTGACTTGATTGCCTCAACAGACGCACGTTTGAGTGACGCCCGTACGCCAGTTGCCCATTCACACCCGATTAGTGATATTACTGGACTACAGACGGCTTTGAACGGAAAAGTCGACGATTCACAGGTATTGACTAACGTACCAGCTGGGGCACTCTTCACAGATACAATTTATAACGATGCCGATGTCCTGAAAGACGCAGACGCATTATCGCCAGTAACTGCTCTAAATAAGCTAATAACACAAACGGATTTGGCTGGACTTGGTGGAGGCGATATGTTGAAGTCAGTATACGATACGAACAATAGTGGCAAAGTAGATGACGCCGAAAAAGTAAATGGACTTACCGTAGGAACAGCCGTACCAGTTGGGGCTTTATTTACTGATACGGTTTACGATGATACGACAATTTGGGCAGCCGTTAACCTGAATACTGCAAAGGTGTCGTTTCCAGGTTTTGCCACCTTATTCGCAGACTACGGATTTACAGATAATTCAACTAACTGGAATACGGCATACGGATGGGGCAACCACGCTTTACAAGGATATTTGACTGCCGTGCCTCTGGAATATTTGACACAGACAGAGGGCGATGCAAGATACCTACAAACCTATACGGAAACAGACCCGATTTTTACAGCTTGGAATAAGTCTACAGGAATATCAATTGTAGCTTCACAGGTTACGGATTTCGATACAGAGGTGGCCAATAATACTGCCGTTGCTTTGAACACTGCAAAAGTGAGTTATACAGATGCCACGAAAGTCGCTTTGATTTCAGTCACACAGGCTGTGAATTTAGATACAATGGAAAGCGATATCGCAGCAAATAACGCTAAAATTTCAGCGACAGGGAATGAACTGGAGGCAGGCGATATTGATACACTCGCCAAACTGAATTTAATCATAACAGATACAGATTTAATCAGTACAACGGATTCAAGGTTGAGCGACGCAAGGACACCGACTGCACATACGCATACAGCCTCGCAGATAACAGATTTTGATACGGAAGTTGCTAATAACACTGCTGTAGCCTTAAATACTGCGAAGATAAGCTATACGGATGCAGCAAAAGTGGCCAATATTACTGTCACCCAAGCTGTTAACCTCGATACGATGGAGAGTGACATCGCTGCAAACAACGCAAAAGTAACTAATGCCGAGCATACTGGAGAGGTTACTGGGGCAACGGCTCTAACGATAGCAAGTGGGGTTGTTGATATTGATAACCTTGCAGCAGAACTGAAAGCCACTACGGCTCTCGGAAGTGTATCTGGGACAGTAAATATTAACTGGGCTTTGGGTATTCAGTTTAATTTCGCAATGACAGCGGCAACAACTTTGACATTTTCAAATATGGCACAAGGAAAAACGATAACTTTAATCGTTACAGGTAATTTTGCACTAACTTTGCCAGCCTCGGTTAAAGGTGATGTAACAGGATTCGACGGAACTAAAACGAACCAAATTCAGTTATATTGTTTTGATTCAACTACACCGCAATGCTCTGTAGGTATTTTAAATTGGTAAGATATGATATTTGGGAATAATCAAATAATGAAAAATAATGTAGGTGTACAGGATGGGCAATATATGCTAATATCTGTCACGATAGCAGGTACAAATTATTTATATCTGTCAACAAATTTTGGGGCAAATTGGACGTCACCATCTTTATTAACAGCTGCAGCATACGGCGGTACAGTAATATCTTCCGACGCTACGTTAATAGGCGCTGCATATCCTGGAAGTACAAAAACTTTTAGAAAGTCAATTGATTTTGGGGCTACATTTTCGTCGATAACATTAGCGAACGGAACATATTCCTGTGGCTGTATATCAGATTCAGGACAATATATTGCACTTAGTGGGCTTGGTGGTACATATATAATTTATTCAAGTGATTATGGAGCAACTTGGACGTCAGCTAATAATGGTAAAAATCCGTCTGCAATGTGCTGTGACAGTACTGGACAATATATGTTTTTAGCAAGTGCAAACACATCATCCAATCTCGGAGGATTTTGGTATTCAACAAATTATGGGGCAACCTGGACGAGATATTCCTTTGCTGGTGATGTAGCAAAAAATATAAGATGTTCAGCTAACGGACAATATATTTTAGCAACTACAACTACAGTAGCTTATATATCGTCAGATTATGGGGCTAATTGGACAGCTGTTTCAACATCCTATATTCCGTCAGGGAATTTGCACGCAGCGTGCGTATCTGGTACTGGACAATATATGTCGATAGGCAGATATGGTGGCTATATTTATAATTCAAGTGATTATGGAGCAACTTGGTCATCCTATACTGCGCTTGGAACTAAAACATTTTTATATAAAGGCGCTTGCTCGTACGATGGAAAATATAGATTATTGCCTTGTTATGCGACGAATGCTGGTATGGCATTTTCATCGGATTTCGGGGCGACTTGGAGTTTTTCAAACTTTTCTGGAAACGTAGTAAATGATGTGGCAGTAAATAGAATGCCACCAGTATAATAAAATAATAAATTTATGAAAGCGATAATAATTAACAACGAATTTAGGTATTTAAACAGCTTTGATTCATTCGGAAACACATTGAATATTCAACAGGCGAGCCCAGAGCAATTATACGAATTTGGATTTCGTGAAGTGATTGTACCGACGGTTTCCGACAGTCAAAAATTAGGCGACAGATATTTCGATACGCTGAATGATGTATGGACGTATTACGTGCTGGATAAAACAGCCGAAGAACTTGCTGTTGAGGCAGAACAGCTGAAATTTATGGACGACTCGGCAAACTTAGAAAGTAAGTACGAAGAGGACGGAAAAAAACTGTACCAACGAATTAAATTCAGGATTCGTCGTCTGTATCAAAACGGGACAATAACACTGGCCCAATTCAATACGGTTCGTCGATTTTTAAGACCAGCCGTGCTACCTTTGACAACTGGTGACTGGGATATCGCCAAAGAAAATGTCGACGCTTTGACAGTACCTACGAACGCTAAACTTTTAGCGATTTTAAATACGGTAAAAAGCTATATAAATGACTACATCACAGCTAACAATATTCAGTAATGGCAACGAGGGACAAATACCTACAAAAATGGTTGAGGCTACACGCGAGATATGAACGAAAAGCATATCACGAAATAAAAGCTGTTTTCGCTGTTTGGGGTCGCCAGATACCNTGGGACAAACTAACTGAAATAAATTATAAGTCACAAATTGAAAGTGCGTTAAATAACGATNTAATGCTGTCTGCGCTTAAAGTGATTTATACCGAAATAGGCACGGANCACGGAATACGNGTTGGCCGAGATATNAATGCAGATTTAAAGGAATTTCAGCCAGTTAAATTTTTGACAGTTTTCCAAATGGATATACAAAAATTCTTGTTGATTTACGGAATGAAAAAAGTCGTTACAATTCACAAATCTTACTTTGATGAAATAAACGTAATGATTAACGGAATGCTGCAGAATGGCGATGATATGATGACTATATCGGCGAAGATGAAAAAAGCTGTTACAAGCCCGTTGTTTTATCGGTGGCAGGCTTTGAGAATTGCACGAACTGAAACAACTGGCGCATCAAATTACGGAGCGTCGATTGCCTCTGGGGTTGTCAATTATGTGATTGAAAAAGAATGGATTTCGGGAGCAGANGGAAGAACGAGGATGGACCACGCGTATGCGGATTCACAAAAGGTTTTGGAACACGATTCATTTAACGTTGGAGGTGAACGAATGAAATATCCTGGCGACCCGAACGGGAGTGCTGGAAACGTNATAAATTGTCGATGCACAATTGCTTTGAGGGCTAAAAGAGATTCGGACGGAAATTTAATACCGTTGAATTAAAATAAATTTATATATTTGCTAAAACATTTTAAAATGAACGGAATTTTAGAATACAAATCGCTCGCAGGAACTGTTAAAGACGTTGATTCGGCCAAAAGAATCGTCACAGG